ACCGTGTTTAAAATTTTAAGCCCAATGATTTATATTAACTACTGTCCAGAGGGTACTGATGACCCTCCTGTAGTTCTTCAATCAGATATTTATAAATTTCCCTAGCTCTAACTGGTTTCGGTAAAAATGTACCTCCGCTCACAAGAAGTGCGGCTGCACTTATACCATTCCTAGAATATGTACCTTTGGCGTACTTACTCGGCAGATATTTCTCTCCCGATGTCCACCATTGGGCAGATATTCGTGGTTTGGGATCAAATGCGTCCAGTTCCTTTGTGAAGTTCCTAGAGGCCACTAGGAATGAGATTCTTCTGGCGATTCCGCCGAAATTTAATCGTAGGTAATTCTTTTTCCATGGGTCACCACCCACGGACTCTTCCCTTAGGTAGTCCCTAAAATCGGATACTAGTTTTACAGCCTTGCTATTGCCTGGCCCTGTGTATATTAGTGACGTGATGTCAACACTACGGGACCAGTCATCAGGATTAGTCTTCTTCTCCGGATAGCACAGCAAGTCGAATATTCTCTTAGTTTCACGACCGGGAATCCCCCCGAAATCGTACATTTGTAGAAAGTTTGCCTGGTCTTCAGGATTGACCCCATCAATACCGAAAGTCCTTATGTCCCACGGATCGATTGTCATCCCCATCCGCCTATATATTCTATCTTCTACTCCCTCCTCTATCCTAAATTGAGAGGGAAGTATAGCTAGGACGTCGTCCCCATAACAAGCCATATCCTTAAAAGTAACATTCTCGTCCTTGGATATTTTTGACATTTCTAACCAGCAACAGACAGTAGTTACTAAGGTTGTCCACGCCGATCCTGTTGGAATGCCTTTCATTATTAAGTATATGTACCCACCTGGGAGTACCACATGCTTATTGATAAACCCACTCATCATATAAAAGAAGTGGTTATCAATCTGGTCGCTTTCTGGATAGCAGCTTCTGAGAATGGAAAAGGCAGTAGCTATAGTTTCTTCTGAGACCGTCTGATCGTGTTTTGACCAGTCAGAACACAGAACGTTTAGCCCTCTAAATCTTTCTACAAATTTATTCCAATTACCGTGATACATATTGTACCCACAC